GATTGGGCGAAAGCCCTTTCTATTATTTGTCTAATTAATCAATTAAAGGAAATAAATCATGGCATTTACCACACTACCCATTGCAGGCGTTGACCTCAATGACACACAAACTGTTGCAGAACAGGCATTAAATAGCGGCTTAGTAACATTTGGCCCACTCGGAACAGAAACATTTGCCTCTGATGGTAAGCGTTATGTTTGGGCTAAAGCTGGCGAAACTATTGCAGCTTCAACAGCTACTTGCTCAATCAATACAACTACTTTTGTAGCAACTGGTTCAGCTGGTACATACTCTGGCCCAACAGTAGCTATGGCTTCTGGTGATTATGGCTGGTTCAGCAAGGCTTCAGTCTAAAAAATTGAAGATGTAGTAAAAACTGGGGCTATCTCAAAAGGGTAGCCCCTTTTCGTTTTTTAACCGTAGTACCTTTAACCACTTAGAGGAGATTTACATGGCTATTGATAGCGATATTCAAGGTGCAGATTCACGATTAGCAGTCACATTCTATAAACGGTCAGTAAAACAAGACGATGAGTCTTTGGCAGCAGGCAGACCGATTTTTAAAGAATTTGATTTCGTACGGATTTGCGTACCAGGCGACAATTTAACTGAAATTGACACCTATGCAAACGAGTCCCATAAAACACGATTCCCACGCCAATGGTCGCATTACCAAAACCAAGTAGGAAACCAAGAGCAAATTATTGGCACTCCTATTGAACAATGGCCTTTAATTAGCCGTAGTCAAGCTGATGAACTAAAAGGTATTAAATTTCATACCGTAGAGTCCGTAGCTAACTGCTCAGACCAGCAATTACAGCGTATTGGCATGATTGCAGGCATGAGTCCTCATTCTTTCCGTGAAAAAGCCAAGGCTTTTCTGAATTTAGCCAATGAGTCAGCAGAAGTTTCTCAAAGAGAAGCAGAAATGCAAGCATTAAAGGAAGAAAATGCTAAAATAAAGGCAGAAACAGAGGCGAAGCTGACAGCGATGCAGGAACAAATGTCAGCGATACTTGCGGCTGTTGCGGAAAAGACACCCAAAAACCGTAAACCGAAAGTAGTCGAGGCCTAATATGTCATCAACAATGCTCCAACTCGTAAATCAAGTTCAAAGCGAGCTTAATTTAGCAGTTTCTACAAGCGTTGCCGGAAATCCTAATACGGATGTACAGCAAATCTTGGCTTTAATGAACGCTGCTGGATATGAACTCGTTAAAGAATACGATTGGCAAGCATTGCAGGTGCAATATCGCTTTTACACACAAGCTATTACCACGAACGCCACTACAGTCAATGGTTCTACCACTTTGTCTGTAGTTGGCGGCACAAATATTAGCGCAGTAACAAATCAATGGGGTATTACTGGTTATAACATTAACCAAGATACTCAAGTTATTAGCGCAGACAACACAAGTAAGACCATTTCTATGAGCCAAATAGCTTCCGGAAGTGGCACAGGTAGCGTAGTTTTAGCTCAAACTGCCTATAATCTTCCTGATGACTTTGAAGCCATTACAGACCGCACCCAATGGGATAAAACAAAGCATTGGGAAGCATTAGGGCCTGAAGATGCTCAACAATGGCAATGGTTAAAGTCTGGTTATATCTCAACTGGGCCTCGTATTCGCTGGCGTATTTTGGATAATCAATTCCAAGTATGGCCTCCAATGAATACCCAAGAATACATAGGTTGGGAATACAAATCTAATGGTTGGGCAAGAAGCGCAACTGGCGAAGTAAAAACTAGCTTTACTGCTGATACTGATACTACTGTCCTTGATGACCGTATTATGGTGCTATACACCAAACTAAAGTATTTCCAAATTAAAGCATTTGATGCAACCGCATTAACCCAAGATTATCAGCGTTATTTAAGCATTGCTAAAGCCAATGACAAAGGCGCTCCAAACCTATCATTTGCCCCATACCCAAGCAAAGTGCTTATTGGTTACGCTAATATTCCTGATACTGGCTATGGAAGCTAATTATGATATTTGGACAAGCCAAGAAATTTACAGCTAATACAGCCTCTATTACAGCCCCTATTGGGGGTTGGAACGCTAGGGATTCTATTGCTCAAATGCCGCCTACAGATGCGGTAACTTTGACCAATTTATATCCTACGCCTACTGATGTTCAGCTAAGAAAAGGCTATACACGCTATTCTCAATTAACCACTTCAACTGGTGTAAAAACTATTTCTAGCATTACTTATAGTGGTTCTACAGCCACTTTAACGACTGCTACTGCTCATGGTTTAAGCACAGGGGATAGAGTTTCTATTACTGGCACAACACCTGCTGACTATAGTGGCGTTTACAAAATTACTGTAACTAGCACTACTAAATTTACTTATGTAATGAATTCCACGCCAAGTGGTAATGCAAGCGTAGTAGGCGCTTATACCATTGGTATAACAACCCCAATTAATACTTTAATGAATTATGCTGGGGTAACAAATCAACAAATATTTGCTGCTGCCGGTACAGGTATATACGATTGCGATACACCTACATCTGCCAAAGTATTTACTATTGCTAATGACAAATTTCAATATGTAAACTTTTCCAATACTTCTGGTGACTATATTGTTGCTTGCAATGGCGTTGATGCAGTAACTGTATTTGATGGCACAAGCTGGTTTACTATGGCTAATACCACTACTGCCGCAACTATTAGTGGTATTTCTCGTACAAGCCCATCAAATGTGGCTACTGTTACTACCGCAACTGCACATGGTCTAGTAACAAACAATAAAGTATCTATTACTGCTTCTAGTGAAGCAAGTTTTATAGGTTCTTTTGTAATTACTGTTACAAGCCCTACAACATTTACTTTTGTTTCATCTGGAACTTCTACTATAGTTGGCGCAACTGGCACATATACCGTGCTAGGCATTAAAGGTGGCACTACAGGTGGAACTACCTATACTATTGATTCTAAAAACTTTATTCATGTAAACCTATTTAAAAATCGCTTATATTTCACAGAAAAAAACACCATGAAAGTATGGTATATGCCTGTGAACGCATTAGGTGGCGATGCTTTCCCATTGGATTTTGGTGGAATTGCTCGTAATGGTGGTTTTGTGCAAGGTATGGCAACTTGGACATTAGATGCTGGTCAAGGCGCTGACGATTATGCTGTTTTTGCTACCAATATGGGCGAAATTATTGTTTATAACGGCACAGACCCAACAAGTGCGACTACATGGGCCTTAAAAGGCGTATGGCAATTAGGTTATATATTTAGCCGTAGGTTCTTTTTTAAGTTTGCTGGCGACATTCTTTTGCTTACCCAAGATGGTTTAGTCCCTTTGGCTTCTGCCCTTCAATCTAGCCGACTAGACCCAAGAATTAACATTACAGACAAGATTTACTACGAAATTAGCCAAGAAGCAGATGCTTATTCTAATGAATACGGTTGGCAAGCTATTTACTACGCCAAGCCAAATATGCTTCTTATTAACATTCCTAACCCTTCAGGCACAGAACAATATGTAATGCACACTATTTCTAAGGCTTGGTGCAACTTTACAGGCATAAAAACTACTGTATTTGAAATGCACAATGATGACCTTTATTTTGGTGGTGCAGGCTTTGTAGGTAAGTTTTGGGATGGCTACGCTGACGACAATCAGCCAATTTCAGGCACTTGCCAACAGGCTTATAGCTATTTTGATATGCCAGGACAACAAAAGCGTTTCACAATGATTCGCCCTACATTTTTGGTAGATGCTGGCGCACCTGGTGTTTATGCTGGTATTAATACTGACTTTCAGACTCAAAACAACCTTGGTCAAGTGTCATTTCAATCTGTGCCTACTACAGTAGGTGTTTGGGATGCTGCTACTTGGGACAATTACAACTGGGCTGGAAATCTTATTGTTTATAGAAATTGGCAAGGTGTGACAGGTTTAGGTTATACCGCAGGAGTTAACTTAAATATTGTTTCTCAAGGTATTGATGTGCATTGGGTTTCTACTGACTATGTCATGGAAAAAGGTACAGTATTGTAATGCGTAAGATTACAACCGAAAACCAGTCAAAATTAAGGGATTGGCTTTCGGAAGTAGGGAAGTTTGAATATCCGCTAGAAACAGCGTGTATTGGACAAGAAAAAAACGGCAATTTAATAGCTGTTCTTGGGTATAACAATTTAACCCCAAATTCTTGTCAAATCCATGTTGCCTCTACGGATGTGTATTGGTTAAACAAAGACTTGCTGTTTGCAATCTTTGATTACCCCTTCAACAAACTTGGAGTTAAGGTTATACTAGCACCTATATACAAGGGCAATGTTAAGTCCTTGAATTTGTGCCGAAAACTTGGCTTTGAGCAGGTAGCTGACATACCTTATGGACACCCTGAAGGTGACCTTATTGTAGTCGCAATGAAGCGTAATCAATGCAAATGGTTACAACAAGGAGAAGGTAATGGGCGGAGTAGTTGATGCAGTAGGCGGTTTATTAGGTGGCGGAGGCTCTAGCGCTCCAGCAGCGCCAGACTATACAGGTGCAGCCAATGCAACTGCGGCAGGAAATTTAAAAGCGGCTCAAGCTGCTGCTGCTGCTAATCGTGTAAACCAAATTACACCCTATGGCAACCTTAATTATGCTCAAACTGGCACAGATGACCAAGGAAATCCGATATGGTCAGCTACGCAATCTGTAGCGCCTGGGCTACAAA